TGACCTTGCGCCAATACGAGCGGTTGGACACGTTCTGATAGACGCCCTCCTGAATATTGAACTGCTGACACCTTGCCTGGTCATCCTTCCACCAGTCGTTCATGGTGGCGGTGGTTCCGTCGTCGCTGAACAGGTCGCACCTATAGGCTACGGCATTGGCGGCGGTGGTCTCGTTGCCGTCAGCGTCGATCGGTGTGACGCTCTGTATCTTGCTGCCTGCCGATGAGAAGAGCAGATTGCCGCCGCTGTGGCTGATTTTACGGATTTCAAGCTCTGAGAAAACGGCCTTCATCCTCACGTTGAGGTTGTCCACCTCGATAGTGCTGATGCCGTTCTCGTCGAGCCATGCTCCCCAGCCTGTGCCGGTCAGCAGGTCGGGCGTGAAGTTGTTCGACAGCACCGAGCGCAAAGTTGCCTGTCCTTCCTCGGTGATGCCGTAGCCGGTGCCGAGAGCGATGCCACGGAGGAAGGTGATGAGGCCCGCAGCTGTGTCTGCCTGGTCCTTCCGGAGCCAGCGGTCGAAAGCGGGGCTCGTTGCCACGAGGTCACCGGCATAGGCGGCATAGCCCGCCTCGTCGGCATAGTCCGCACGCTTCGCCCTGTCGGCCAGTCCTGTCTTGCCGCTGCCGGTGCTGCCTGCATAGCCGGTCGAGGCAGATCCGGACGAGCCGCTTCCGCTCTGCTTCGTCTTTTTGAAAATCTTTACATCAATCATTGCCGATTTCTTTGATGGTTAGTCTCGCCTCGCCCGTTGAGAGATTCCTGCTCACGGCCTGCACATGGAAGAGCCTGCCGGGCAGTGCCGGGTGGGTGTATAGGTTACGGAAGGCGGCGTTGCCCGCATCGTCCAGGATAGAGTGCTCGATGATGAGCCGCACGCCCTTATACTCGCTGTAGTAGCTGTCCACATAGTCCTGCTCGGGCTTCACCTGCTCGCCCTTCAGCCTGTTGTAGATGGAGAGCAGTCCCTCGCCCGTCGTCACGTTGAGCGGGGTCGAGAGCTTCACGGTGTTGGTGATGCCGAGCGCCACACACTCGTCGGTGGTCAGCGCAGAGTTGAGCTTGAAGGTGATGTCGTCCTTCTCGTTGATGAAGTCCTCCGCCGTGTCGCTCATGTACACCAGGTCGCTGTCGTCGGTGTTGTTCACCATCCCGTTGTCCGAGTACACCTTCACCTCGAAGCCCTTCACGATGATGTTCTCCGTGTGCACCAGCAGAGGCACCCGGCTGTCGCTCCAGTGGCCGCCGTGCCAGAAGTTGTGGTGGTGGCGCACCACGTCGCCCCAGTAGGCGTTCACCGGGCCGAGCACCATAAAGCGCACCTGCCCGCTCACCCTGTCGCTCTTCTTGATAGGTATGGCCGTGCCGCTTGCCTCAACGCCCATGCGATAGCTGATGTTGTTCTGAATATCGAACTCGGTGCCCAGGATGAGGTCACCGATTTTGGGGTCGAAGCCGATGCTGAACGACTGGCCGTAATACTCCTCGTCACTCTCACACTCGGAGCGCTCCTTGAAGGTCTGCCAGGAGAAGTCGGAGGGCTGTCCCTGCGTGCCACTCTCCACCACGCACTTGTCGCCGATTATCAGCATACACTGCAGCACGGCCACCTTGCTGATGTGGTCCTGGCTGTCGCCGACGGCGGAATAGAGGAACTCGTACTTCTGAGGTCCTTCATCGGTAAACGGACAGAAGCCGTAGGCCGTGTTCAGGTCGGTCTGCTCCACCTGCTTGGGCGTTGATGCCTTGTAATACTTGCGGGTGTAATAGCGCCCGTGGTCGTTGTTGCGGCTCGCCGTGGGGCGCTTGGTGATGATGTAGCTCCAATAGTCGCCGTAGCTGCTGAGGTGGCTCGCCACTTCGGGATAGTTGCCGGTCATCCACATACAGGGGTTGAGCACCAGGCTGCCGCTGATGACAATGTAGTTCGTGGTCTGGTCGTCGGAGGGCGAGAACACACCGCCGCTCACACTGCCCGTGTAGACGGCTCTCGGCATGGAGGCCAGCAGGTCGGCTTCCTGGGGATAGGGGTTGCTCTCGTCATCGCTGCCGTTCACGCTCACCACCAGGCAGTCGGTCATGTCCACCTTGCTCACCACCGAGTTGTCGCTGCCGTCGCCCTTCGTCTCTATCTTGCCCACGGAGAGCAGGGCGGCACCCTGATGGGAGCGGAGCCAGTTGGGCAGAGCCTGCTGGTTTCCGTTGTCCTTGCAGTAGACCTTGTAGATGTCGTCGAGGTTCTGCGGACGGTAGGGGAACCGCCAGCGGGCGTTCTGCCGCACCTGCAGGAACCAGTCCGTCACGCCCGTCTCCTCATAGCTGGGCGATATGCCGTCGGTCAGTATCTCATAAAAACCCTTCTTGGCGTGGTCGCCGTTGCCCTCAGAGAAATACTCGGTGATGTACTTCTGCCGGTTCGTGTAGGGTGATGTCAGCAGGTCGCTGTCCAGCGGGCTCTCCACCACGCTGTCCATCGCCGTCGTCTCGCAGGTCAGCAGCAGGCGGTTGAAGGTCTCGCCCACCGTTATCTGTGTGTCGGTGTCGGCCGCATTGGCGCGGCTGAAGGTCACCGTCCTTGAGGCGGTGCTCAGTGTCTCGCTGCTCAGCAGGTCGTGCCACACGATGGCCCCGCCCGTTCTCAGCGTCTCCCAGGAGAAGATAAAGAAGTCGGTGCCCTCCTGCACGATGTGGAGGTTGAGGTAGCGGAGCAGCTCTTCCAATACGCTGTCCTGCTGCCACACATCATCCTCGCCATCACCCAGGAAGAGCAGCTCGCTGATGGAGAGGTCGCTGAAGACACTCCACTGATGGGCGGCTGCATCGTCCACCGCCTTGCTCCCATCATACCACAGGTGCAGGGTGCCGAGGTCGCTCAGACCGCCCATAAGGTCTTGTATGAGGCTGAGGAAGGTCCGCTGTGCCGCAGAGCTTCTCACCGCATCATAGTCCACTCCCGCACTGCCTATCTCCTTGTATTTGGCGTACTGCAGGGCGCTCAGACCGTCCACGCAGTTGAGCTCCACCTCGTCCAGCCGGTCGTTGAAGGGCTGGGAGAAGGACATGGGCTCCACGAATCCGGCGAAGACGCACACGTTGTCACGCAGCACCTTCACATAGGCGTCACGGCAGGACGAGGTGAAAAACTCCTCGTTGTAGTTCTCGGCGAGCAGCCGGATCGAGCACGAGTGCCGCAGCAGCACATCGAAGGTGTCGTTCGTCTCGCCCGTAATCTCCACGGCGTCCTCGCCATGAAACCACAGGCCGCTCATACCGTCACCTATCTCCAAGGTCTGCAGCATGGAGTGCTTGGTCACGATGTCGACGGTGACCGTCTTCTTCCCTGGGGCTGTATAACTTCCGTATATGTGCATTAGAACTTATTCCTCCTTCCTGACTTGCCGCTCACCTGGGTCTCGTTGCCGATGACGCCTACAAGTTTACGGCCTTCTATCTCAAATCTCACGTTGCCTCCCATACCGCCCGGCTCCGGCAACATCGAGCGCAGCTTGTCGAGAGGGGCCACCACTTCGGGGTTATGGCTGGCTCCCGAGTACTCACCCACATAGGCGAGAGTAGGCCCCGAGATGACGCCGCCGCTTGCAAGAGGTATGGCCCCCATGGCCTGCACAAGTGCCTGCGCCGCTGCCGTGAATCCCGCAGCGAGGCCGAAGCCGACAAACGGGATGTTGGCATGGGCAGCGGCATAACCAGCCGCAGCGAGTTGCAGCTGTGCCTGTGCCGCCAATTTAGCCGCAGCGGTTACGGCTGTCTCGGCCAATATCTGCTCGGGAGCTGCCGCCGCCTGTGCCACTGCCGCTGTCGTGACTGCTGTAGTAGCTGCCGCCTCTTTCGTCTTGGCCGCTGCTGCTTGGGAGGATGCCGCCGTAGAGATGATGCCGAAAGTCCGCATCAACTCGATGACGCTCATCACTCCCTCGTAGACCTGCAGCGCAGTACTGACGGTGGCAGTGGCTTTCTGCCACGCATCTCCGTTGCCTTTCAGCGCATCGGTCATGGAGTGTATGCCGTCGCCGATATTACGGATGGAGCCGTAGCCGTCACGGATGGTGTCGAAGGTGCTCTTTATCTCCGTGTCGTCGAGCTTGATTTCTATGGGGTTGAGGCCGAGTTCGGTCAGTTGGGCGTTGATGTCGGCCAGCTGCCGCTCCGCCTCCTCCTTGCCGATAATGCCAATTTCAAAGTCCTGCTGCACACGGTTCGCCCGTCCTTGGGCGTTGTCATAGCTTGCACGGAGGTCGGCGGCGCTTCCCTTCTGTATGTACGACGGCTCGACGGCTGCGGGTATCGATACACGGCCATAGGTGGCCTCGTTGATCTCCGCCTGTATGGCTTGCACCTGTGCGTCAGCCTCCACCCGGGCCTCCACGGTAGTGGCGTTATCGAAGGTCTTCTTTGCCTCATTGAGCCGCTCCTGCAGCTGCTCCATGTAGGTCTTGGCCTCTTCCTTCTTGGGCTCTTCAAGGCCTATACGGATTTTGAGTTCCTTCAGTTGTGCCTCTTTCTCTTCGTAGGTGGCCTGCAGGGTCTTGGCGGTTGCCTCGTCAGCGGCGGCGTATATCTTCTTCCTCAGCTCCTCAAGCTCTGCCTGATAGTAGTCGATGGAGCCCTTCAATGGCTCGGGCTTGTCGGTGCCCGTGTTGCCGGTATTGCCTCCACCGCCCTTTCCCGTTGTCTTTGTCGGGACGATGCCTGTGGGTGCTACGGGGGCGCCTTTGACGGGCATGGTGAGGGCGGCTGACTCCTTCACAAGGCTGTTCATCTGTCCTTCGAGGGAGCGCTGCCGGTTCCTCGAGGCGTTCAGCTGCTTGACGGCTATGTCGTGCTCGCTGTCAGTCTCGACGAGTTGCAGACCGCCTCCCGCACCTGTAACAGACGAGCCTCCAGCACCTCCCCATGTGAGACGGTGGCCTTTATTGGTGTTGTAGAGCTTTCGGTCGCCGTTCTCATCAAACATGATGTCGTGGCGGGTCTGCTCCTCCTCGGCTATTTGATTGGCGAGCATTCTGGTCCTCGCCTCTATCACCATCTGGCGGCAGTAGGTCTTTGAGTTGGCGGTGAGGGCGTTGTACCAGGCAGACACGGACGAGAAGTAGCCCATTGTGGCCCCGTAGGTGGAGTTCAGCTCGGCCACGAGTTTCTTCTCCTGTTCCTTGGTGCCGTTGAAGTTCTTGGTACGGGCTATATTGATCTGCAGGCTTGCAGCTGCATCGGTGTAGGCTCTGTTGCCCGCCTCCGTGACCGCCTTGGCCTGCTCCATCTGCTTGGCGAGGCTTTCCTGCTCCACGGCGGCGTCATGGCTGCCGGAAGTGAGAGCACCGATAATGAGCGTAAGGGCTGCAATAACAGCGCCCACTCCCGTAGCTATCATCAGTCCACGGATGGCCACTCCGAGGGCGGTGACACCCACAGCGGCGCCCGCCGAGGCTGTTCCGCTTGCCGTGGTCACAGCGGTAAATGCCGCCTGCACAGCGGAGGTGAGGCGGGTGACGAGGCCGAGATTTCTGATGGCGAGGGTCACGGTCCTGATGGCGGTGACGGTGGTGCCGACGGCATTCATGGCGAGACCGAGTTCGGCCACGGCCACGATGGCGGGCTCCACGGAAGAGAACAGGGCGCCCACCTGCTCTTTGATGTCGCCAATAGTGTTGGAGAGCTGCTTGGCCTTGCCCGCATCAGTTTTGGCGAGCTCGGCATTCATGTGGCCGACGTTGTCGGTGATGACCTGGGCGAGCGTGGCGGCCCGTTGGCTCTCGTCGCCGAACTTGAGGATTTGTTCCTGGGCGGCGGTGAAGGTGATGCCTACACGCTTCAGCGCAGAGGTCTGTCCCTGCATCACCTTGCCCATCAGATTAGCCACGGCCACTGCGTCCTGCGAGGACACGTTGTAGCCGTGCTGCTGGGCGAGTAGGTCATTCATGGCGGGGAGCAGCGCCTCTATGCTTGCCTTCTCGTTGAGGAAGGTGGCTATCTGCTGCACACCGGCCAGCTGCACCTCGTCGCCGATGATGCCGAGTGCCTGTTGGGCCGATGCAAGGTCCTTGATGCTCTGTATCTCCTCGTCGGTGGCATTCATACGTTGCCGCATCACCGTAGCCACCTGCACCTCCGCCTGCTCCTGCACGGCGGCTGCTTGGGTGTACTGCTGCATGATGCCGGTCAGCTGCTGCAGTCCCGATGTGAGGTTGCTGATGCCTTGCGTTATCTGCGTCGAGATAACCAGGGCGTCGCGAAAGGCTTCTCCTTTGGTCTTCGCTATGCCGAGCTGGTTCGCAAGGTCCTTAACGTTGGTAGATGCGGTTACAATCTGCTCCTTACCATCGATATTGAGTTTGATATTAAACTTTACGTCCTTCGGCATGGCGTTCCCGGTTTATAAGGTTTTCAAATCTCCGTCGGTCTTCTTCCTTCGACACTTGCGGTCCTTTGGGTTTTTTCTCCCAGGGAAAGGGAAGAAGGGCAGCGGGTGTAAGTTTGTTTTTCACGTGCGGCTGTATGGTGATGGTGGCGAGCATTCTCATCCGCTCCCATTCAGCCTGCTGTAGTATCTCAAACTGGTCGTGGCAGGCTTTCGAGCACTCATAGAACTCATCGGGTGTAAGCCTGCAGAAGTCGTCGAGGCTCATGCCTACCACGGCCAGTGCGTAGCCGAGCAGCTCCTCTATTGAGGGTTGCTTTTTTTTTCAACGTCTTCGGTATTATGATCCTGGTTGATGGTGTCCGTCCACTTGGCCACGTCCTCCATGGTGAGGCTGTCGGCGAAGTCCTCAAGGGTATAAGTGAACTCCACGCCGTCGTGCTTGCACGCAGACAGGACACAGCACCACAGGTAGGTGACGAGGTCGGTGACGGAGTCGGCGCCGATGGCCGAGGCCTCCTTGCCTGTCTCCCGCTTGAAACGCAGCATGGCGCCCATGGTCTGCCTACAGGGGTAGGTCTTACCGTTGACTACAATCTCCAGTGCCATTACTCAGATGCTTTTCCGGGATAGGTGGTCGGTTCTCCGTCATTCTCGAGGTTGATCGAGTAGGTGGTATCGTCCTGGGCGGGCGAGGTCTCCTCCACGCTGGTGATGACGAACTGTCCCTCGAGGTAGGGAGTAGCATCCCCCTCACGCTCGAAGGCTTTCACGGTGACAGGAGCGCCGGCACCCCACAGAGCGGAGAGCTCGGTGAATCCGTTCTCAGCCTCGCCGTAGTAACGGAGGCCCTCAGCGGACAGGGAGATGGAGAGGCCGGTGACGCCCTTGCCCTTCCACAGCCCTGCAGAGTAGCCTTGAGAGGCGGCGGGCTTCACGTTCCTGTCTTTCGTCTCGCTGTTGAAAGTCAGTGTGTGGGTGGTGCAGTGGCCGATGGCCTTGCCGCCCACGCTCAGCAAAATGTCGCTACCATTGATGTAGCCAGTTGTAGGTTTTGCCATATTTCTCGGTTTTTAGATTTTTACGGTAAATT